TATTGTACCCATTATGTTTTTACCATCCCAGTTTATGTCTTTGATGTTGTGTGAAACGTTTTTTAGGTTAATAACTTGAGATTCAGGGTGATCTAATTCTCCTGTTGCTCTGTTTTCTTGAATTAATTGCATGTACTTATCTATTTCTCTTTCCCATAGGTCTTTAGAGTAGTATCTACCATTACCGTTTTCAACTTCACAAGTTGCTAGTATGCCTTCTACTAGAGGATTACCTCTTTCAGACATTTTACCTTCTGATAGTAAACCTTTGGATGGTTTGAATAACTGTGTTTCTATAAGTACTTGTTTCATATTATCTATCTGATGTATCTAAATTTAAACTAGCCTCTAATGCATTTTTAATATCGGTTCTTAATTCAGAAAGTGCTTTATCTACTATCATGTCTATGTTAACTTTATCTCCTCTTTTTTCCATTCCTCTAGCCATTTCTTCTGCTTTAGTTACTATGTCATCTATTGAAGCCATAGCTTCTAATGAAGCTTCATCTTCAAACATATTTGCAGATTTTGTTGTTATAGAATCTACTTTACCTTCAATAGAATCTAAAGCATCATCAACACCTTTTACTTTAGTATCATCAATTGCCTCACCTAACCCATAAAAATCCATATAGTTTTGAGATGTAAATCCTCCACCTGTTACTAAACCACCTGCTATTGCTATTTCGTTAACTGGTTCTTTATTTTCTTTTAGCTTACCGTATCCTGATGATTTGTACTCACCTTTTGGTTCTTCAGAAACACCTAAAGATACATTATCATCTGTGTATCCTACTTCAACACCAAATTGTCCGTTTTTAGTATAATAAATCGGGTCTTTAGCTAGATTTTTAAATACTATATCTTTAATTTCGTCTATTGTTTTATCAGCATTTTTTTCTTGCTTTATTTCATAATAGTATCCCATTTGAATTTGACCAAAAATCATGTTATTAGGATCTTTTTTATTTTCATAATCGTAGTTATGCTCTTCAGTTTCTTCTACTTTTTTAGATACCTTTTTTTCTTCAGCTTTTGCTTCTGCCTCAGCTAAAAAGTTTGCAAATGCATTTTCAAATCCTTCTTTTTTTCTTTCAATCACATTATTGATTGGTTTTAAATCAACATAGTTTTCTGAAATAATGCCCTTTTGTTTCAGTATTGTAGATGCCTCTTTAAATGTAGCTTTATTTGTTACTAGATTAGGAAATTGACGTTTTGCTTCTTTAAGAAAAACATCTTTTGGGCCTTTACCTTCTTTTACTGATCTGTATTGTTCGGTTAATGTTCTCATTTTTATATATTTAATTTTGCTTCAATTTCATCTAGTAATTCAAATATGTAGTCTGTTGAATAAACTACTGCATATGAACCTGGATTCTCATTGTAGTATTTTGCTGTTTCATCTTTTGCATTGTTCAAAAGAGGATATATTCTGTTTAATCTTTCTTCTATTTCTTTAAATGCCGCAATTCTTTTACCTTGAAATTCATTGCGGTCTGATGTTTCAAATAATTGTTTTACTTCTAATCCTGATCCTTTAATCTTTTTAGGGACTAATTTGTATCCGTATTGGCTAGTATAAACATTTTTTTTCTTTTTACCAAATGCGTTTGGTGTTAAATACCCTATACCTTCGCCTTCTTCAACTTCTTCTTCTTTTAACTTAATATCTTTTATTCTAAAGTCTTTATATTCTTTATTTTGAGATTTTAATTCTTTTGTTACAGCATATTCTCCTTCATTATCATCAAAATCTCCAGGAATTGTTACTTTTAATTTTTCTTTAGTAGGTCTTAATTCTACATCAATTTCTAAATCTTCTTTTAATCTTGATACACGTTCGTATTCTTTTGGATATGCTTTTCTAACGTGTGTTCTGAATGCATTGAATAATTTGGCTATGTCTTTCGCAAATCCGTCTATTACTACATCGTCTTTAGCTTTACCTTCTTTTTCTAAATCACTTAAAAAATCGTTTGCTTTTGATAGTGCTTTGTATACTGAAGAAAAGTCAGCTGCATCTACTATGTCCCATTCGATTCTGCCTGTAGCATCATCTATAGCTGAAACAGTTGATTTTTTACCTCCTCTGATTTCAGTATCACCTACTTCTATTTCTTTAAGCTTGAACCTGTACATTTTTTACTTCTTGGATTAAATCGTAATATTGTAGCAAGTTAGCTAAATCATCATCTTTAACTTTAGCTGTTTTATCTAGTGTAGGAAGCATTTTAATTACTTCTTCTATTTTGATTTTAGTAACTTTATCTGTTACTTTAGAATTAAGCTCAGTTAAAGATTCTTTAATTTCATTTACCTTAGAATTGTAAAATTCTTTTAATCTTGGTGTGTTATCTATTGATGTAATAAGTTCTTTAAGAATGTCCTTTTGTTCTTCTAGTAATGTATCATACTTGTCATTAAATTTTTCAAGTAGTACTCTATAAGTTAGTGTTCTTAAGGTTTTATCGTATTTTTGAAATTCATCTACTACAGTTTCTTTTTGTTCTTTAACTACAGGTTTTTCAGATAAATGTTCTAAAATAGTAAGCTTATTGTTTATTTCTAATTCAGGATTCGAAAACTCTTTATTTGCCTTAATTTCGGTTAGCATATAAAAAGCAGCTTGTGTTTTATAGTTTGGAAGCTTGTGTTTAAAAAATTTAGTTAAATCATAATGTTTTTTAATTTCACTAATTAAATTATATTTTTGTCTTCTTAAAGCACTTCTATTTAAATTTAAAGATGATTCTAATAGTGAATTTAAAATTAGATTAGCTTTTGCTTCAGATACTGTAGTATGTTTAGCTAATTGTTCATATAACTTATATTCCCTTCCTAATTCAGTTTGGACAAAATATCCTTTTAGTATCTTTCTTGCTGGGGAATCTATACCATCTAAGGTATCAGCCGTAATTTGACGTACTAATAATTCAAAAAGAATACCAGAATTTTTGTACTTTGAATGTTTTATGTTCATTCTTTGCAGTTTGGTTTATTTATAAATATATAAAAATATTTTATTCTTTCAATTGTGATTCATCTAATAGACCATTTCCTTTTTTTTCTTCTTCAAAAACAAGTTTTTTTCCAGTTTTTTTCGGTCCAGGTACTTTTTTTAACATGTTTTGATGTTCCATTGCTAGTGGAGAACCACCTTTAAATTTTGGTCTTAATCTATTAGATTCAGTATCATTACCACCCTTTGCAGCTTCTCTACCTAATGGATCTTTACCAAAAGCATTTTCTTGTTTACCTCTATCAGTTAGTTTTTCTTTTTTTCTACCTAATGGTTCTTTTTCATTATATCCATCTGGTATGTTACTTGGATCTGATTGAGTTCTTCCCATACCATATAATGAAGCTAAATCATGTGGTGTACCATAAGATTTACCTGTTTCTAGTGGATCATTACCTTCTGCTTCTATTTGTGATAATCTGAATGCACGTTTAGCATCTTGTTGTACTAAATCTCTATACTCATCAAATTCATCTTGGCTAAAGTGGAATATGTTTTCATAAATCCAATCTGTAGGAATAATTTTACTATCAATCATTGATTGAGCTAATGTCATTTTTTCTGTCATCAATGCTACTCTTTCCTGATCATATATAATTGATGGTGTAGTTAAACCTAACTCAAAATTTGTTAAATTTTCATCTTTATAACCTTGAGTATATAAATGTACTAATGCTATTTTTTGTAATTCTGATACTAATATTCTTTGAATTCTTTCTATTGTACGAGCAAATCTAATATCCTGTGCTGCTAATGTTGCTTTACCATCTGTGTCAGCATCATAACCTATAAATGCTTTAGGTACTTTAAGAGCAGCAAATAGTTTATCTCTTAAATATTCTACATCTGCTATACCATCATATTGTAATCCAGGTGTAGTATCTATTTTAGTTGCTGTATCGTTACCCCTGATTGGGATGTAAAAATCTTCTAACATGTTTTGCATGTTATATCTTAAGTTGTACTCTCCTGTTTGTTCATCCATATATGGAGTACGTTTCATTTTAGAAATAGTTTTTTGCATAAAGTTTTCTATTTCTGCAGGTGGAATATTTCCTACGTTGATGTAAAATATTCGCTTTTCAGGTGCTCTTACTATACGATGTATTAACATTGCGTCTTCCATAAGAGTGTACTGTTTAAACAGTTTACGTGCTGGTTCTATATATGATCTACCATATGGAAGGAAATTTGTATCAGTAAGTAATCTAAAATGAGCCATTTCATAATTATCAAATATAATATCATTACCACTTACATTATTAGTATTAGGAACATTATAATAACCATATCCTCCTGCTGAAACACCTTCAGGATTAAATACATATTTTATATCGGCTGGATTATCTGGATCACTACCTTCCATTCTTTCAATGTGATATGCATTATAAGGTATAACATTATATACCCCAAATTTTTCTGCTATTTCTAATTTTAAGAAAAAGTCTCCATATTTACACATATTTCTAACCCAGGGCCATAGATTAAATTCTATGTTTAACTACTCTTTCTCCT